GTTCCCAGGACTGCCGACTTTCGTCCCTCTTTGCCTTTTGCAAGGCATACAAATAGCGTGGCGTACAAGACCAAAACTCATCTTCCTTTAATCCAGCCGCCGCCCCCATCTCTATTAGGCGTTGCCATCTTAGGCCATCGCTTTCACTTTCGGGGGCTTCGTCTTTTTTTCGCCGTCGCCCTCCTGCTGCTCTGCTGGAAATGCGTCTGTGAACATTACGGCCGTTTGATTTAGCACGTCCGGGGTCATCCATTCTGCTACATCATCCTGATTAAAAGTAATAGCCGCTTTTTCGTGCCTATGCCCTGCTACAAGTCCGGCAAAGAGCAAGTCAACCATCAAAGTGATTGAAACCGCCCCGCCTGCCATCTTTGCAAAATCTTCCAGGGCATTGCGTCCGGTACGCTGTTCGTATTGGTACAAAGCACCAAAACCAAAACGCACCGGACGCTCTACGCCTCCTAAATCCAAATAGGTTGTCATTCCACGTTGTTGTTTGATTAGCTGATTGTAGCCATAGCGAGTGCGCCTGTTCCCTGGATCTCAAAATCCACGGTCACGGCTTCATCATTGCCGGAGCTATTCATAGTCCAGCTCGAAACATAGCCCGTGCCGCTCCATTTGCGGTCACCGCTTGCTCCGGTCTGGAAGACTACGGAAACGGTGCCTTGCCCGTCCCATTTGTCGAAAATACCTGTCGTGGATGTGCCAAAACCAAGGGTGGCGTCATCCGCGTAGTTTAGCGTTCCGCTTGCTGTCCAGGATTTAGAACCAGGAAGGAAAGCAGAGTTAGCCCCGCTGTCTTTACATGTTGTTTCAAACATGTTTGTGGAGCCGGAAATAGAAACATCCACCTGGCACGTCAATGCAGTCGCGCCAAAATATAGCTTCATGTTTTTTGCCAGAACTGTACCAACTGTCTGTGCCATAGTGTAGTGTGTTTATTTGTTTATTTTGTTTTAAAGACCTTTGGGCCTTTTCTTTCTTCTTCCTGTTCCATCGGCTGATATAAGCCTTCAGGCGCATCCGGTACGGCGCAGGCATCCACCAAAACGGGTGCGCTTACCGAGTACCTTAATGCCCGTGTTCCATCTTCAGTAGGGGCCGCAAAACCCTGTGTTATGCGCTTTTCACAGTCTGACTGCGAATGTTCCGCTACCCATCCGGGTAAGAAGGTCATGCCGTGTTCGTCTGTAAATTGCTTGATGTATCTGATTTTCATTTGTTGAATCCGTTTTGCCTTGCAATAGCGTCTATCCGCCTGGCTATTAGTGCGCTTGCCGCTTTCAGTGTTTGCGATCCTGCAGAGGCAACCGCCGCCGCTACAAACTTTTGCGAAGTCTGGTATTTAGTGCCATCTTCTACAAAGTGAGCATAGTATCCATCCGCCGCTTTACCGCCTAATTTTGGCCCCACAAACACAGCTTCAGACCGCCTGAATTTTAGCGTCTTTATTGATCTTTGAAGGTTGCCGGGTTTGTAAGTAGCTACCACTTGACCAGCTCCCTTTGCCGCTTTCTTGCCTTTGCGCCGTGGGTAACGTTTGTGAACTTTGTCACCTACGGGAGTTTTACCCTTTACCGCAGATACAAGAATTTTAGACGCTTCTTCCAGGTCTTTTTGAGCGCCTTTGCGCACACCTGGCTCCAGCTTTTTAAGCCGGGAAATAACCTGGTTTAATTCTGCTTGCAACCGTGCGTCTATCATACCTTTATCGTTAGTACATACGTTGCAGACCGGCCAATCAATAGCCTGTCTTCGCTGTATATGTCTTCACTTCCCATGTATTTGCAAGTCTCACAGGTAACCCCGTTTGAGGTTCCCGTCTGGAAATCCATTGCCGTGCGCACCGCCGTGTCTATCTGGTCAAGTGAAGTGTAGGCCGCTTGCCCGAATTTCACGTCCGCCCAGATATTCAGCGTTACCGTAGCGCGGTCGTGGTAGCCCGCCCTATCCTTCATATTGCTATCTAACGGCTTATTGTCTACACTGTACACAATAGCCGGGTAAATCGCATCCTGAGGCAATATCATGGGATAGATCCGCGTACTTACAAGCGCCGTAACGCCCGCCGTGCCGCTTAACTTCCCGTATATGTATTTGCCCGTGTTCATCTTCTGTCTTCAAAAGAGGGGTATTTGAATTTAGTTGGTTCGGGTGATAACGGAAATGGGAACGGGCAAACGGTCAAATCTCTAACTGTGTTCTTAGGTAACTTTTCGCCATTCCACCCTACGTTATCAGGCAAAGAGTCTAACATTGCTTTTTTTTGCGCCGCTGTTCCAAATGTGCCGTAATCAGCTATTGACACGTTTTCGCATGTAAGCCTATACGATGCCCATCTGTTAGGGTCAACTGCTTTTACAGCCGCCTCTATCGCTTCAAAAGCGCATGATCCATGCACTACAACCGTCTTGCTTTCCGTGTCAATTATTAGTTTCATTCCACTGATTCACAAGTTAAAACCTCAAACTTTCTGGCTCCTAATATTGCTGAATAAAGCACGTCGTAAGTCAGGGATTTTGAGCCGTCGATGTTATGTATAATTCTCATTTTGGGCAGGATGTCACCACGGTAGCGCATTGTAATTCGCGCCCGCTGCAAGCTCATTTCCTGATCCCCAAAATACCTTTCATCGTTACCCGTAACCGGATATTCAACCAGCGCCCAATCAGTCCGCAAATCCGCCCACGTGTTGACCTGTTCGCCATTATCGCCCCGCGTTGTTGTGAACGTTTGAACCGTTACCCGTTCCCGTAGGGAAGAAATAGACGGGATGGATTGTGATATGTTGGCAGTCGTGTTTCTCATATCAGATTAACCCTGGACAGCGACAAAAGCGCGTAAGCACTCCGAGCTGTTGGATTAGCGCCATTTTTCAGGATCGGTATATCTTCCCTGTTTTCGTACATCATGCCTATCTGCAAAAGCATGGCCGTTTTTACATTGGCATCTACATTTTTGGCCGACGTTGTGCCGGCCTTGTATGTGATACGCCATAAATTAGGCATCTGGTTTTGCAAAGAGATAGACGGCGGTAGTGTGCTTTTAGAAACCACACGCGGAGGGTAACTGTAAGTGTCCACCGTATAATTGCTGCTTGCCCATGTTGTGTAGGCCGCTGCGTCGTTACGGTATTCTACTTTTGTAACCTCTGTAAGCGGAGCCATTGCCAATTCAAAAACGCCGTATTCCGGGAAGAAGTCCCAAACTTCTTCAACCGTTTGCTCAATCAGACACACACCCGCGTGACGTTCCGCCCATACCCGCGCTGCCTTAATTAGCGCACGAATAAGGTTATCATCCTCCGCCACATCCGGGTGAACCTTCAGCCAATCTTTAGCCTCGCCCAAAGTGATCGGTTCTTCTGTCGGTGTTGTCGTTATCTTGAACGCCACGTTTTTCGGTGTTACGCTTTACGGTTGCAGTTTCTCTAATATCGGTGTGGGTTGCCTGGACTTCTTCAGCTTCGCCGCTGTCAATCAAGAAAGCGCCGTTATGCTCTGAAACCCAGGCCACCCGCCCCGATTTTTTCAACTTCACGTACATCTTACGCCTGCAGGATGTACTTGATCGCGCTTGCGTTTACAAGGTTGGAGTCCAAACGGAGCCATCCCATAAAGCCCACTGCACGTTCAGCCCAGTAAAGGCTTTCGTTACGGCTCAAATTGATGCCACCAATACGGCGAACTTTGAACTTGCTAAAGTCACCGAAATAGATGTGGCGTTTGGCAGTAACAGGAAGGCGCGTTGTGCCGTTTGCCGCTTCCAGGTCATTGTTAATGTAGATCGGCATACCAAGCAAGCGGTCAGGCTCACCAACAACCAAAGACGGGGTGAAAATCTGCACCGTGTCAGTGTTACCCACGTCAAGCGTGCGCAAGTAGCCCAAGATAGTATCGTGCATCATCCAGCCCACGTTTGGCCCGGTACGGTATGCTTTGTCGATAGAGTGCTGTGCGCGGATTAGTTCAAGTTTTGTGATTGCCGTGCCGCCGCCAGTTGTCAGTGCGCTGTTAGTTACGGTGGTAGTCAGACCGTACGGCTGGTTTGTGCCGGTTCCGTTGGTCAATAGGCTGTTAACAGCGCGACCAAGACGGGCAGGCAGCAATTCGCCCAAAGTAGTCTGTACCAGTCCAACGCGGTTGTCATTCATCAACTCGTTAGACATTTTAATGATCTTTGAGTCGACCGTATAGTCACCAAACAAGACGTTACCAAAGGTCAAATCCGAAACCGTGGTGCCAACGCCCTGAGCAATGACAGCGCCGTTCACACCCGTGTCATCCAAGGATGGGTATTTAAGCGTGCCGCCTACTGTGTCGTTCATAATCCCGGCCGCTGCCAACATACCGCCGTACCACTTCATTGCAACCTCCAATTCGTTGGAGAATTGCTGCGGAACGGTAAATCCACCAAGGGAGTCGGTAGATCCGATCTGCGTAGAAGTGCCGCGTGTTTCGAGCATACGCAGTTCTTCTTCATTCAGGCGGTTTGTCCCGCCGTGTGGGCTTACTGTCCAGCGCCAAAACACATCATCATACGTTGCCTGTGTTTTTTCGGTAGTGCTTGTGTTTTTGCCGTTGCGGTCGCGTTCCAGCATTTCGGCTTCAAGTGCCTTTTGCTGCTCGTCTTCGATTTGGCGGGCCTGAATAGCGTTGGTCAGGTCTGTGAAACGCAGATTTAGGTCAATTTCCTTTTGCTTTGCGAGTGGGTCTGTGTATTGCCCGTTCTCGTCCTTTGCAGCCCGGAGGTCTTTGAGTTCAACCCAGACCTGCTGCCTTTTTTGGAGTAGTTCGACTGTGTTAGCCATTGTGTTTATTTGTTTTTGTTAAACTAAAAGCTGCAACTGCTCAAACTCCTCGTCTGTCATTGCAGCAGGTTTATCGTTTCGCGTTTCCGCGCTTTTTTCTTCGCTTCTTTGCCCGTTAACGGTGCTGATTATTTGCGCCTCTAATCCGATCATTCTTTTCAATGCTTCACGGGCCTCTGTGATCGCATCGCGTGTTTCCTGGTATAGTTGGGAATTGTCCGGGTCTGCTTGCATAAACTTTTCCAGATTACGCAGCCTCCACGACGTTTCTTCCATTGTCCAGTTGACTTGCTGGATGAAGTAGGCGCTATTACTTACGCTCCAATCCTTGTCTTCATTTGCCCGGTCTTCCTTTTCCGCCGCTTCCATTGCTTCCAAAGAACGAGCGCCAATAGATGTATCAGGGTAAGCAGGTTCCGAAACCGG